AAGGAGATTCTCCTCTAGGTATATCTAAAGGAGAAGTCATAGTATTTAAGCCACCAGTAAGATTAGAAACTAAAGAGTTAGAATCTATAGGTGTTGAAGAGCTTTCTTGCCTACTAGGTCTAGCAGAGTTTACCATATCATGCTTTGCCTCTTGTCTCGTGAGTCTGTTACCACACGGTTCTTAGCTTGCGCTAGTGCTCTTCCATACTCTAAGCTGTAAAGTTGTGCTAGCCCTGTGTCCTTCATGTGGTCTACTGCCATCATAGAAAGTACACGATATACTAGCATGTTTATGTCTCTGTCGGGAATCTGAATTACATCTGTGTCTTGGACAGGGTCAGGTAGGAGGATAGCAGCCTTAAAGGAGATGTTGTTCCTTGCATCGAAGTCAGTAGGGTACGGATTAAATCTAAAATCATCTCCTGTTATAGTGTAGAAATAGCTACCACCGTTGGAACCTGAGTAAGGTACTAAAGTACGGTAACTGAAAGATAGCTCGTCTTGATAGATTACTTCCCTTTTACTCCCTTTGTCGAATATGTGATGCAGATGCAGAAGAGAGCCAGGTAAGTTAGCTTTCTCCTGCACCCACGTATTAGCTGTATACTCTCCGTTTAACCAAGGCCAAGCACTGTACTCACTTGCTATAGCTCTAAGAGCCATACGCACATTCTCAGCAGCAAGAGAACTAGCAGGATTGCGATTGACAGTATCAACACCTACCCTTTCTAGCTTCAGCATTACTTGGTTAACGACAGAGAGTAAAGTAGCCATTAATCATCCCCGTAGTCTACACAGATGTGAACAGTAGAGGTATTGTTTGAACCAGGCGTAGGTGTACCTGTAGTAAATGCAGCAACATAGATGTTCTGGTCATCTACAGCACTCAACCCAATGTCAACGTACTGCTGCCATGAGTGACCACCAGGGACAGCAATAAGTGTACCAGGTATCTGGATAGATAACACGTTAGTAGCAGCAGGAAGAGCGAATGCTGCATTAGGGTTACCTACAGTGAAAGTAGTATCAGCGAATACAAATACTGGTGCGACATCTACAGTACCAGCAGTACGATAGATAAGCTGAGTGATACGTGCTTTCTGATATCCACGAAACTTTCTGTTCAAGCAAGGGATAGCGTTAGCGATGAACAGAGTATCACCAGCAGCATGAGCACCAGAATCAAGGTTAGCTGTCGCTTTACGAAACCAACGACGTTGTCCCATTGTATCAGCCCTCCGTAGTAGAGATTACAACAGCCATGCGTGGGTCTACTACTTTGATATCGTAGATTTGCGTAGAAGCAAACCTAGTTTCTTGGTAGTCAGAATTCCACCAAATCTCAAGGGAAGGTTGCTTAGCCATAGCTAGAGCAATAGCCTTACGGGTCATGAGAATGTTAGAAACGTATCCAGCCGTTAACGTAGTGCCAATAGAAGCAATAGGATAACGGTCAGAACCATACTGAGTAGGAAGGAAAGGAGAAGTAGCCATACCAGGAGTAGCTACTTGTTCACCAGTAGTCCCAGGCTGGTCATAGTCATCGCCACCTAAGGTAATACCAGTCAAGGAGTTAGTACGAATGTTATGGTTCAATACCACAGGAACACCCATTAGCATACCCATAATCGTACCAGACTTAATAGAAGCTAGGTCCCCGGAATTCCATACGCCACTCTGAGTAAATTCTTCGATAGAGAACATAGTCAGGAAAGTCTGAGGCCCAACTATAAACACCATCTCAGAAGGGTCAACACTGCGAAGAAGCAGAGTCTCGTAAGCAGCCATGAAATCAGGAAAGTCAAAAGGAAGAGAAGATATTACGTGATTGTTCACAGAGTCATAGCTAATGAACGTAGCACGCTCAGCAAGTAAAGAGTACTCGATGTCCTCCATCAGAGCTCGTGCAATCTCAGGAGTATACTCACGAGCAATGTCAATCTCTGTAGTAAAATCTAGAAATCGGTCTACAGAGAAAGCAGAGTAGCCATAGCGGTCTAGAACCATCTTCCACTCACCTTCACCTCTAGTCTGGAATTGGAGAGGCTGACCAGGAAGCTTTTTCATAGACTTCAAGCGACCTATGTAAGGCTTACGGATAGTGTCACCCTTTTTACCATTACCAAAGGTCATCATGTCAACGTAGCGAGACATAGCCATCTCGCGAAGCCGGTTACGGATTACAGAAGGAATCCAGATTTCAGGAGTATACGCAACTGCTTCACCTTGAGCAATTACGCCACCCTGACCGGCAGAGTATCCGGTATATACAGTCATTTGTTACCTCACAAATCATTACGAACTCGCCTTTTGCTATTTCGGATATTTTGAAGAGCTCTATAGAACTCATCATCATCCTTTATAGCGACTAGCTCTGAGAGGTTAGTTTGGTTATCGGCTATGTCTGCCTGCCCACTTGTAGGAATAGTTAGCTCAGCGACAGGTCTCCTGTTTTGCTGAATCTGATTCCATACGAGTTGGACACCTTTCGCACCCATCTGAGCGACACGTTGCTGTACTTCAGGAGAAAGACGATTGTAAGCTGCTGTAGCTTCTTGTAGCCTCTGCTGGTACGTAGCTTCTATGTCTTGAACGCTTGGTTCTTTAGCCCATGCAGTCTTCAATTCAAGTTCTTGTAAACGCAATGCAAGATTAGCTTCAGCTTGCTTGATTGAGTCAAGTACTTGACGAGAAGCTTCATTAAACTTGTTCATGTTTCCGATAGCTTCGGATACATCAACGCCAAGCTCTTTCTTGAAAGCTTCCTGAAGTTGTTTAATACGTTCAGAAGGCTCTTCAGAAGGGGTAGTAGGTACTTCCTCTAGTTGAGATACAATTGAATCCTCAATACTAGCTTGCTCTATGGAAGCGTTAGTCTCCGGTAGAGGTTCAGCAGGTACTTCCGATGCTGCTCTCTCAGGAGATACTGGAGCAAACTCAGCAGCTTGTTCAGGGGTAGTTGATTGCCATTCTAGTTCAGCCATGTCGTCCTCAAGGTAATGTTTGTGCAAGTTGCGGTAGTTTTCCAGCATAGAGAGAAGACTGTAGAGCTCTTTGTCCTGCCTCCCCACCCACAAAGGCAGCAGCTTCAGAGATGTCGCCAAGCGCTTGATCACCAGGGTTAGCGGGAGCTTCCGGTGGAGGTTCCACCTGCTTCCACAGTTGCTCTGCTATGAAGGGAACCATCTGGTATGTAAGCTGCTGGATGACATTATCCCAGTTGACCCTAGCTGCTAGTTCAGGGTTCTGAGATACTACACTCAGCCATTCGAGTAACTGACGTAGGTTGTACTCTTTGTCTGCCACATTAGCAGCACCGAGAGCTTTTACCCGCATAGGGAAATCTACAGTCCTCTCCGTTACTCGTACATATACACCTTGTATATCAAGAATATCCTGTCCTTTGTAGAACTTACGAAGGTAGTAATGGAATCGCTCTAGGACAGGAAGAAATACCTGAGTCTCTAGAGAATCAAATATAGTAGTGAGACGTTTACCACCTACATCTCTCTGTGCTCTTACTTCTTCTGCCGTAACTCTTTCACCTTGTCGTCCAGCACCAACAGCAATGTAAGGCCCAGTGCCAACAGCCTTATCGCTTGTTTGGTCAATAACAGAGAGTTCTGCCATCGTGACGTTAATGTTAGCGTTTGTAACCAGCGGCACCACAGCATCTGGTTTAGTAACGAATATCTTCTTACCTGGAGCAATATATACATCATCAGGGTCATTTACTCCATCCTGCTGTACAAGAAATGCAGTATCAGAACCTACTGCAATATTGTCAGCTTGTCGGGAAGTAATGCTATCTTTGTAGTAAAGTTGTGACGCGACAGGCTGTAGAGCTCCAATACCATAAGGTGAGGTAGAAAGCCTGATGTAGGTACCTATCTGGAATGGTCTAAAGCCATACGGATTAGGGTCACAATTAAGAAGACACCCATCCACCCAAGATGCGCGAATATTACGAAGGATACAATCTTCAAGGTGTAAGTCTCCCCAGAATTCATAGACAGTGTGCTTGGCATCTCTCTTAGCTTGCTGGTCAGACAGCCCTTGCATCTGCTGAACAGTAGCAAGTATGTCAGTGTCAAAGGTATATTCTGATGCTAGTGGCTTTTTCTGTTCTAACTCATTTTTAGAAGCTAGGTTAAATAAACCCATTTTTGCATAGCTGTGAAGCTCTACATTAGAAAGAGAGTAATGCCTAATGAAGTTAGCGTCGTTAGGGTGTTGTGAGGTAGGGTCTAGCAAGAATTCAAAAGGAGATAGAACTTGCCACTTCACATTGTTCTCTAGCCAAGGAAACATGATAGCAGAAGTACCAGAGATACATAGCTCTCTGAGAAAAATTTCAAACTGTGTCTTGTACTGGGAGAGGTCTAACCTATCTTTTACGAACAGTCTGTTTACTTCCGTAATCTGGTGGTAGTTAGCATCCTGAATAGGTTCAGCAGGTATCAAGTCGAAGTAGCGCTCGTTAGGAAAGAATGCTCCCATGAAGTAAGTAACAAGAGTCTCTACTATCTCGAATGCTTTAGGAGATTTAATCTGATGTCGCCAGTTAACGTTAACGTCACCTACTAAACGAGAAGCACGGGAAAGGGAAACTTTCTTAGCATACGGCGTAGTAAGATAAGAAGTGTAGTAGTCTTTCCAATCTTGAGCAGCGAGATATCTGTCAGCGGAGTAATCTCTACGGTACTTATCTAGTTGCTTTAGAACTAGACGTGTTTCTACTTCCTTAGCCTCTCCTAAGTATTCAAACTTATTTGTTTTGATTACGTCATTAAGAGGCATATTCTATACCACCCCAGCGGGAGTTAACTACTCGTATAATGTTAGACTTAACTTTAGAAGGCCGCTTACTCTGTGAGTAGACTTCCTTCAGGATAGCTAACACATCAGGGCCATCATCTTTAGAAGTCTCCCTTCCGAAGAACTGAAACTGTTTGCGAAGCTCTTCGTCACGAGAACAGTGCAAAGGAAGGTAAAGGAGAGAATTATGCACGACAGGAGAAAGTAGAGTCTCTATCCTTTCTAGCTTACCTTGTTCGCTTTGACCTGGAGAGTAGGTCTTAATCGAGATAGGACGATACTTGTCAGGTTCTTGTACCCACATGCGATTGATAGTAAACTCAAGTACTTTGAAGCCACCTACGAGTTCTATAGTAACTGAGTGAAGATTCCACTTCTCCACTAGCTCCCACATCTTCTCTATCCACACTTCAGGACGCTCTTTCTTCATCCAGAAGTCTATGATGTACATCGTGTGGTTCACTACTCCACCTACAGCCATAGCACAGAAGTCAGATTTCTTGCCAGCAGTAGAGGTAGGGTCGATTACAAGGATAGGTCTGAACTCAGCTAGCAGCGTACCATCAGGTCTGAAGATAGAGACGAACTTATCATCATCTAGCCTTACAAACTGAGGCTGTATGAAATTTACTTTTCTCCAGTCTAGTACTGCGTCCTCAAGGTTAACTATCTTGTTGTGGTACTGAGAGTAGTACCGAGCTAAGCCAGTAGCACCATGCTTTGTAATGAATTGAGCTTTCTTCTGTTTTTCTACTTCCTCATTCCACATCTGAGGCCAGAGATAGCCATCGGAAGAGTCAACACCATTAATGTAGATGCTTCTTTCGTAAGCGGAGAAATTAAGGGATTCGAGGTTGTCAAGAATATGTCCGTAGTAGTCTGCATCATCGTATCTAGTACCGATTACAGACATCCTTCCACCGGATACGCACCACTTCCTTGCAAACTTAAAGTTGTTACCGAGACATTGCGATAAAGCCTCTACAAGCTCTATGTCAACATAAGGAAGGTCAAGTACCGATTCGATGTCGTATATCCAAGAGAACACTTTCTCTATTTTAGTCTCGGAAGAACAGTTGTCGAAAGTATGGACATCATCGAATATAACTTCATCAAAGTGGAAACCAGTAGAAGTCTGTCCGACAGAACCAGCAGTAACAGTAGGCTCTTTGAGAGTTCTAGTTCTTACTACTTGGATAGCCTCAGCGCGCCATACCTTTTTAGTAGTTTTAGATTCAGAAAGGGTAATAGCTTCACCGAACTCTGAGGATACATCCCTGATGATGCTTCTTCTAGACTTACCTAAAGAGTCCATGTCTGGAATTAAGGGGCCAGGTATATGCGGTCTAGCATTCCATACGTACTCTTTGTTGAAGTCATCTACAAGGTACTGCTCAATCTCTCTAATGAATGCTTTAGAAAGTTTTAACCCTTCAGTACCTACAAAGATGCGAATGTTAGGGTTTTGGTAAATTCTCCACAAAGTCCAGAGAACTGAGAGTATCGTACTATTGTGAGTTGGAAGATAGTTATCTGTTATGTACATACCGTAGGGAGAATCTACAGTAATGCATCTAGACAACTGCTCTTCTGGAAACTCTTCAATAGAAGATATAGCAGTCCAAAATTTGTAGTTTTTTGGATTACTCCATAGTTTTGCTTTTCTTTCTAGAGTGAAAGGGTTGAATGGTGTCCTTACATTGATGTAATAGTAAGGGGTGTCATTAACCATTACTGTAGAGTAGGTAGCTTTTCCTCCTAGACTCCTAACTAAATCAACAATATCAGCCGCAAGTCTAGGACTCTTTTGAGTAATCGAAGGTATGCCAGACTTAACACTAGGCGTACCATCTGTGTCTATTAAGCCTGCAAGCAATGCTTTCCTTTGCTCATAGGAAGAAAACTTGTAAGCATCAGGTATGTGTTTGTTACCTAGTACGCCAACTAACCTAAGCTTGTTTTTGAACCCTTGGTATGTATTAGTGTAAAGATACCTTCCTTTGTATTCCCAAGCACCTTCGCACTTGTCAATTACTTCGGGGTCATTGGAAGTAATAGCAGATTCAACTGTAGTACCATCACCTAGCCAAGCACCCAAAGTGTAAGGGTCGATAGGTAGACTGTCGTTATGTTGAAATTGTGCTGCAACTAACTCTATTCGATACCTGGCTTCTGCATAATGTTTTCCAGTACGCTTATCATACCTTGGTGTGAGATAGTTACTTTTTATTTGCTTAAGACTTAGAGTTTGTGTTTCAGGTTTGTTGGAAGGTATGATTACGTTCCAAAGGTGTTCTTCGTTGCAAAGAGTTACTCTCTGGTCAGAAGTCGTAATCTTAAACACTTTCATCTTTGAGATAGGATGTAAGTGCGTAACTCTAGTTTCAAGTCCTGTCTCACCACATACTACAGCATCACCTACCTTTAACTCACCTACAGTTTTCCAACCGTAAGGTGTTAAAACCTTCCTATTTAGTGGTTGTGCCTTCAAATGGCCACGAGGTAAAAGGAAAAGTTGCCTAAAATTAGTAGCTGTTACCTTGTGAGATACCATCTCTCTGTGACAATCATAGAAAGCGGTAGAGCCACCATGAAAGTTAATGATGTCACAGAATGTCCAGATGTCCCATAACGCTCTCTTCTTAGTTTCTAAGTCTGGTGGCTCTCGGTCTTTGTTGATGACGGTAGAGTAGTTGTAGCTAAGTACATTAAGTACATTTCTGTCTATCTCTAGGCCATCCATTAAACCTTCAATACGGTCTTTCTGAGATGTTATCGTACCTGCCCTAGTGAAGTCTTTAGTAGGCTGCTTAACTTGTACTTCCACCTTTTCGGCAGGAGTTCTAGCAGCAGCTTTACTTAAGTACTCACCAAAGAAATCAGGCATAGCTAGACCTTAACAC